ATTACTTTGGAACTACGTAGATTGTAGAAATGAATTACACATACGTTGGTTAAAATGGTGTGGATTTAAATTCTTACGGAAAATTCCTTTTGGAAAATTACAACAACCATTTTATGAGTTTATAAAAATATGTGCGACCCAACAACAGCGTTGATTGCAACTAGTGTTGCAAGTGCAGGTCTACAATATCAGACAGCAAAACAACAACAGAAAAATGAACAGCTAAGAGCAAAAAGACAAAATGAAATAGCTAAAGCAAATGCTTTACAAAGATATGCTTCAGCACAATTAAAAATTAGACAACAAGTTAAAGTCACAAAAGCAAAAGGTTTTGAAGCTACATTAAAAGCTAGACGAGCAAGAAGTGAATTTATTGCAGGTGCAGGAGACGCAGGTATTGCACTTTCAGGTTCTACAAATGCGTTAATGGCTAACTACTATAGAACAGAAGGCAAATATAAATCAGCACTAGCACAGAACTTAGGAATGAACATTGCACAATATGAAAGAAATATGGAAGCAATTCAGTTCGGACAAGAAGCACAATCTACTTATGTGCAACCACCTAATCCTGCATTGTTGTTTGCAACGTCAGCATTAAATGTTGCTAACACCTATTACAGTTTAGAATTTCAAAAAGAACAGAATGGTCTTTTAACTAATAAAGATAAAACAGGACAAACTAATTCTGTTTCTAGTGGAGTATGGACATAATGGCTAGAAGAACACCTGAATTAAATCTTACACCTGAATTACCTGAAGTAGTTTCTTCAGATTTTAATTTATTCTTTAGACCACAAGTAGCACCACAAGATGAAAGTGTTCAATTGCTTACAAAAGCTATGGATAATTTTGTCAATGACGCAGGTACAAAATTAGTAATTAGTTCTGAAAGAAAACTTAAAAAAGAAGAAATAGGTAAAGCTAAACAAGATTATTTAGAGAATAAGAAAAAGTTTAGAGACGCTGTAAAAGATGGAACAATAGATAAAACAGCTAATCCTTATTACATTGAAGAATACAAAAGATTAACTCTTAATGATTATGCTAGTAAATTTATAGATAGATTTACTAAAGAATATAAATCAAATGGTATTGTAAAAGATTTAAGAGAAGGTGCTTTTAATGATTTTTATAAGTCACAATTAGAAGCATATATAAAGGAAAACAATTTAGGTCAGTTTGAAGCTACAGAATTAGAGAATGGGTTTTTCAAAGAAACATCTTCATTTAGAGCAATATTAGAAAACAATCACAGACAAGCACAATTAAAAGAGTTTGATAAAAACTTTAATGAAAAAGTAGAAAACAGAATTTATGGAATACTAGAGAAATTTAAAGATTTTGAAAATTCACCACTTGGTGATTTTGATGATGGTATTTCTAAATACAAATTCTTAGGTCAAAAAATACAAGATGAAATAGGTAAACTTGTAGATGTTGGTGATGGTGATGTGACTGACAGAATATTACAAGGTTTAGAAAAGTTTGTAGTCACAACTAGAGATTACGAATATGCAAAACAAATAATATCTAATCTTCCACAATTTATTGAAGGCGGTACAGGTAAGTTTGGTGACATTGGTAAAGTTAAAATGAAACAAGAAGAACTTATGACTTTACTTATTCAAAACCAAGAATTGAAAGAAAGTAATGATATTAAACTTAGAGAAACACAAGATAAAAAAGAATTTGTAAGCACATATGATTTCTTAGTTGAAAATGCAGATGACCCAACATTTAATATTACAGAATTTAGAAATTCAGCAGATAGAACAATTTCAGAAACAAAAGCTGTAGATACATTTATAAAAGACCAACAGTTTGACGGTGGTAATTCTGATAACCCACAAGCTGTTAATGATATATTTAAATTATTAGATGATGATGAATATGAAAAAGCAGAACAATTAGCTAGAACATTATTTAGAAACGGAGATATAAGAAAGTCTACATATAATAGTTTAATTACTTCTGACATTCCTAATCATAGAAACTTTAAAAACAAACCAGTATTTAGTAATGAAGTTTACCAAAATACTATTTCAGGATTAAATTCAGTATTATCAAGTAGTGCAAAGTACGGTGACAAACTTCAGGCAGGTATAGCTAAGTCATATATCCAAAAGAAGATGTTAAGATGGTACAAAGAAAATAGAACTCAGAAGAAATACACAGGTGATAACGGAGAGTTTTTATCAGAAGAATTTGAAAATGCTTTCGTAAATCAATTCAACAACATTGTTGAAGTAATGAAGGTTGCTAAGAAACCTGATGGTTCTAGTCTATTTCCTGCACTTCAGTTTGACCAAACTTCATCATTCGGTGAAGTTGAAGGTATCTTAGACAAAGACTTAAAGAAATTAATAAATAAATAGGAGTATATAAGTGGCAATAATTAGAAAAGCACCTAATGGTGAACTTGTGACATTTCCTGACGGAACTTCCGAAGATGAAATAGCACAGACACTTTACTCAGACCAATATAAAGACCAAAACAAAGGTATATTAGCTGACACGCCTGACGCATTAAAGAATAACTGGGTGTTCGATACTTTTGCAGTTGCACCTTATGAAGGTGCTAGAAAAGGTATCAATAGTGCAATGTCACTAACAGAGGATTTAGGTGACACTTTAGGAGAAAAGACAACACTTGGTGGATTTAGATACGGTAAAGACGCTGAGAATGGTCTTGTTCAATACGTTCCATATGAAGACGCTATCAAAGATTTAGAACAAGGTAAAAAAACTTACGGTATTCTATCTCCAATTACAGGTGCTATTGGTGTCAAAGACGCTTACAATATTAAAGGTTTCTTCTATGACCCAACTAATCCTGATAACAATGACCATACAGAAGGTGCAGTAGCTAACCTTGTAGAAGGTGTCACTCAGTTTGTAGTTGGTTTTAAAGGTATAGATAAATTATTTAAAGTTGCCAAAGTAGGTAAAGCACAAACTACTCTTGGACAATTCGGACAGATTTCAGCAAAAGGGGCAGGTGCAGACTTTGTAGCATTTGACCAAAATTCAGGAAGACTTACTGACTTATTAGCAGAATACGCACCTGAAACAGTTGATACTTATTTCGGTTATTTAAAATCTGACCCAACTGATACTTGGTGGGAAGGAAGATTTAAAAATGCCTTAGAAGGTTTAGGTATTGGTTCTTTAGCAGAAGTTGCTTTTAGAAGTGCTAGATTTGCAAAAGCATTTAAAGAAGACAAACTAAATACTAAAGTTGCTAAAGAAGACGCAGAATATTTAGAAAAGACTAATGGAACACTAGAAGAAGTAGGAAATAGATTAGATGAAGCAACAACTATTTCTGAAAAAATGCAACTTCTCAATGACGCACTAGACGCAGGTGACCCATTAAAATTTAAAATAAGTAAAAAGATTACACCTACACAACAAATTAAAATAATTAATGAAAGTGTAAAAAAAGGTTTAAGTAGAAACTTTGAGAAATGGCAGAAGGGTGATTTAACTTCTGAAGAAGCATTTAATGTACCTGAAGGTTTTATAAATTTAGAAACATTTAAAGGTCAATACAATCCTAAAACTAAAAAGTTTGAAGGTGGTCTTTCTTTTGAAGGATTAAAAACATTTAAATTATTTTATGACGCTGTTTCTAAAGTAAATAAGAAATTAGATAAAAAGATAACTGATGAAGCAGTTAGAAGAAAAGCTATCAATGATTATGGTGGTGATGTAAATAAAGTATTCCAAGATTTCTCTAAATTTGCAGATGATGTTGAAGGTACTTCAAGTCTAATCTTTGCACACGAAGTTGCTTACACTTCTTTGCTTAACGCATTTCCTAGATTTATTAGACAATACAAAATGGGAAGTCGTTCTAAAGCAGATATGCAGATGATGATGTTTATGTTGGAGAATATGACTACCAATGCAAAAAGAGTAAGAAGTGCTAGTGGTCGTAATTTAAGAATTTACAATCTAACTAAAGATGAGTTCTTTCAAAGTAAATATATAGAAGAAGAATTTGTTAATGCTAAAAATGCTTACCTAAATTTTGGTGGTGGAGAAAAAGCATTTGATGAATTTTTAGAAAGATTATCAAAATCAGATAATCCTACAGCAGGTCGTAAAGTAATTAACTATGCTCTAAGAAATAGATTATGGAATGTTGCTAACGAAGTATGGATTAATGCTCTTTTATCTTCTCCTAAAACTCAATTAGTCAATGCTGTATCAAACGGTATGATGGGTTTGATGAGACCATTAGAAGACGCTATTGGTAATAAGGTTTCAGAATTAATTTCATTTAAAGATTTAGAAAAAGCTAAAACATACAATAGAGGATTTAACGAGAGTATTGAAAGATACGCAGGTATGGTTGAATACTCAGGTGACGCTTTAAAGTATGCTGTAATGGCTTTTAGAAATGGTGAGTTAGTTTTACAAGCTAAAGACGCAGGGGCTTCAAAATTAGATACTGCTACAGAAAAAGCTATCAAAAATAAATTAGTAGGTAATATTGTAAGATACCCCTCTAAGTTTCTTAATGCAGGTGATGAGTTCTTTAAACAAATTAACTATAGAGCAAAATTAAAATCACAAGCATTTAGAGAAGCTAGAAAAGCAAATATTACTGGCAAGAGAAATATTAAAGCATACGTTGATGAATACATAAGACAAGGTTATGACGAAAGTGGTCTTAGAGGTGTCAATGAAGAAGCAATGAAGTATGCTGAAGAAAACACTTTCACAAATGAATTAGTAGGTTTCACAGATAAGTTTTCAGATTTAGTTAATACTTATCCATTCCTAAAACAATTCTTTCCGTTTGTTAAAACACCAACAAACATTGCTAAAGCTATAGCAGATAGAACACCTTTAGCATTTTTATATAGACACCAAGATTTATTTGGTCGTTCAGGTGACCCAGTAGCTATTGCAAAAGCTAGAGGTCAATTAGCAGTAGGAAGTATTATTTTAACTGTAGCTTATCAACTTGCTATGCAAGGTAAAATTTCAGGAAGAACAGGTGTCAAAGGTGATGAACCTATTGATGTATATAAAGACGCTGAAACATTAAGATTAAAAAAGTCAGCACTTAAATTTAAACCTTACTCATACAGATTTGATAGTGGCAAACAATTACCTTTTGGACAACTAGACCCATTTGGTGCTTTGTTTGGAATAATGGCAGACTTCGTACAAATACGTGACCGTATGACTGAAGAAGAAATTGAAAGATTTGGTGCAGATATGCAAATGGTTATGATGTCTAATGATGGTAAGAACCCATTAGATTTAGGACAGAAGACACAAATATTTGCAGGTTCAGCATTTGAAGCAGTTAAGAGAAATGTATTTAGCAAAACTTATCTAAGGGCTTTAGCAGATATTGTAGAAGCATTTAATACTGAAGACGAAAGAAAACTTGAAAGATATATGTCTCAGAAAATTGGTAGCTTCGTTCCTAACGTAGTCACTAAAATTGTTAATGACCCATTCTATAGAGACGCTACTACAATTATGGAACAGGTCAGAAATAGAACAGGTTTTGGTACACCATCTTCACCAAGATATAATGCTTTAGGTGAAGCACATAAAGATAGCGATAGTGTATTAACAAGATTTATTAGAAATGCAGTTAATCCTTTAGCTACAACTAAATTAGCTGATGACCCAATTGCAAAAGAGATTGTTAGGTTAGGTGTAGGTCTTAGAGGTTTTGAAAAATACAATAACTTAGTTGAATACCCACAATATAAAAAAGGTAAGGTTTCAGCTTTTGACAGAATTAATCAATTACTTTCTACAACAAGTATAAACGGTAAAACTTTAAGACAAGCATTAGAAGCAGAAATCCAATTAGATAGTTATAAAAATATGTCTGAACCTATTAAAGTTGGAAAAGGTATTTCTGATGATGGTGGAAAAGTACAACGATTAAAATTTATTATTGAACAATACAAACAAGAAGCAATGAGAGAATTTGAAGGTGAAAAGAAAGATTTCATTTTTACTGAAAATAAAAACCTTTCATTAAAACAAGCTGAGAAAAATCAAAGTGATAACAAATATGAAATCACAAGAGATAGACAGATTAATACTAAAATTAAATTAAAACCTTTAATTAATTTCGGAAACCAATAAAATATGCCAACATACTACGCCCAAGTTTCCTATACAGGAAATGGCTCTACTACTACTTACGCTATTACTTTTAACTTTTTAGATAGTACTCACGTAAAAGCGTTTATAGATGGAGTTGAAACAACAGCATTTACTATTTCATCTTCTAATCTTACTTTCACAACTGCACCTGCTAACAATGCTTCTATTAGAATAGAACGTCAAACACCGATTGACGCTAGATTAGTAGACTTCACAGATGGTTCAGTTTTAACAGAAAGTGACTTAGATAAATCAGCAGACCAAAACTTTTATGTAGCACAAGAAATTACAGACGACAGTTTAAGTACTATGAAAATTGGTACTGACGATAAGTTTGACGGTCAAAGTAAAGTAATTAAAGATTTAGCTAATCCTGTAAATGACCAAGACGCAGTCACTAAATATTATTTAGAAAACACTTGGTTATCAACTTCAGACAAAGCAAACATTACTACACTTGGTGGTATTTCAGATTTAGGAACTTTAGCTTCCAATAGTGCAAACGTGACTACTGTTGCAAACAACATAGCTTCAGTAAATGCGGTAGCTACAGACATTTCAAAAGTTATAACTGTAGCTGATGATTTAAATGAAGCAGTAGCAGAGATTGATACTGTTGCTACTAATATTACCAATGTAAATAATGTTGGAAATAATATTACGAATGTAAATGTTGTTGGTAATAATATTAGTGACGTAAACGCTTTCGGCAACACATACAAAATTTCAGCAACAGCACCATCAAGTCCTACAGAGGGTATGCTTTGGTGGGATAGCACGAATGACGTTATGAAAGTCTATTCAGGTTCGTCATTCCAAAACGCAGGTTCAAGTGTCAATGGTACTTCACAACGTAATACATTTACAGCTACAGCAAGTCAGACAGTATTTAGTGGTAATGATGATTACGGAGTTGGATTAGTTTTCGATAATAATTATTTAGATGTCTTTTTAAATGGCGTTAAGTTAGTTGAGGGTTCTTCTAACGACTACACAGTTAGTGGTGGAAATCAAATTACGCTAACGTCAGGTGCTTCAGCAGGAGATATTTTACAAACTATTTCTTACGGTACTTTTGATATTGCTTCATTTAGTGCAACAGCAGTCACTTCAGATACTTTACCAGTAGCTAGAGGTGGTACAGGTTTAACTTCAAGTAATTTAACAGGCAACGCAACTAAAGCATTAGTAGTTAATTCAGCAGAAAACGCTTTTGAATTAGCTAATGCAAGTTCAGCAGAAATTTATGGATTTGTATTAACAGATACAGATAGTGATGGAGTAGTGGACACACTACAAGTCACAACAACAAATGGTGGGAATGATAATATTTCAGCTAGTACATACGCTAGTTTTGATGATGTCGTTTACGCTTCAACTGGCTTTACGTGGTCTCTAAATAGTTCAGGTCACTTAATAGCTACAATTTAATAAATATAGGAGAAAAAAACTATGGCAACTATTGATTTAGGTAAGATTGCTTTTACGTGGAAAGGCACGTATGCGAGTGGCACTACCTATGAAGAAAAAGATGTCGTTCAGTATACTGACAATGGTGAAACTTCTTCTTACGTATACGTAAATTCATCATCAGCTTCAGGACAAACGCCATCAACAAGTGGAACAGTAAACACTACTTACTGGAATAAAATGGCTAGTGGAACAACACTAAGCGTTGGAAACAATAAAATTGTGACTACAGACGCTAGTGGTAGTATAAGTTCTTTAGCAATAGGTACAGCAGGTTCAGCACTTAAAGTTAATTCAAGTGCAAATGGATTTGAGTTTGGTACAGCAGGTGGAGTATTACAAGTTATTCAAGATGTAAAAACAGATTATACTGTCACAAACACAGCAGGATTTATTCCTAATCTAGATGTCACAATAACACCTAGTTCAACAAGTAGTAAAATATTGATTGATACTAGATTAGCTTTAACTGGACAACATGGTGACGGTATGGGTTGTAAATTACAACGTAGCATTGGTGGTGGTTCATACAC